AATAATTCTGACACGTTTACGCTGCCGTTTGGTGTAGATGAAGAACGTACTGTATATCAGTTTGACCAAGTGAGTTTAAATCGCTTTGTTAATCAGGTAATACAGCGCGCATCAGAATTTCAGAAGCCTATTATCTATTCGTAAAGATTATTAACTTTATTAAAATTTCATGCACTTGCATGATGGGGTAGTGTTCACTTTAAAGGGAAAGAAATGAACCAATGTAAGACTTGCAAGTATTGGTATAGTCCAAAAGGATTTGACGCAATGGGCATTTGTCGTAGGTTTCCACAATCACAAAATAAAGCTCCTGATGACTGGTGTGGTGAGCATACAGAACCAGTTGTGTTTATAAAGAAAACAAGTGAACGTGTATAAAAGTGTAAATTTATGCAAAAAAATTTACCGATAAGTAATTTTGTATCAAAAAGTGTGTTAATGTACGAAAAAGTTTACCGTTCGGTATTCTTGAATTTTGTATAAATGTGTGGTTTGTTAAACATTTTGTACAGTTGTTAATGTTTTTGTGTAATTTAAGTAACAATTTTAAAATATCATAAAGGGAAAATATGATCATCACAGCAGAAAGTAATACAGCTCATTGGTACACAGCCGATGGCCAACCTAGTTATACACGCATTGCCAAAAACGGTAATGTACGCAATACAACACTTGCAGATGCAAAAAAAGAAGGATTGCTGCCAAGTGTTACAACTATTATCAATGTCTTATCTAAGCCTGGTCTTGACCGTTGGAAACAAGAACAAGTCTTGTTAGCAAGTCTTACCTTACCTCGTGGAGAAAACGAACCAGAAGCTGATTGGTTAAAGCGAGTTACGGAAGACTCTCGTAGTACAGGAAAAGATGCTATGGCAAGAGGTACGGCTATGCACAGCGTATTAGAGGCATATTTTACGCAAGTATATTTACCTGAGTACCCAATGTATACACACAGAACGGAAACGGCACTAAGAGACCATTTTGGTGATCAGTTTTGGCATTGTGAAAAATCATTTGCTCATCCTCTTAAATATGCAGGAAAGTGCGACTTGTATAGCGAGGAGGGCATTGTTGTAGATTTTAAGACAAAAGAGTCCCTTAAAAACGCTGCCGTTTATGATGAACATATTTTACAACTTTCTGCGTATGCACATGGATTTAATATGCCATCAGCTCGTTGTGCAATTGTATTTGTCAGCGAAGATGAAACACAGATCCATGAAATAGATCAAGATGATTTACAAAAAGGATGGAAAATGTTTCAATGTTTATTAAGCTATTTTCAATTAAAAAACAATCTCAGTCAGGGGTAGTAAGGTACTTTCCGCCTTGGGGTTTACTCCCTTTTTCCCCTAAACGAACGTGAGCGTTTATCTATCCCTGACTTCCTATTGTTGTATTTTTGCACTTAGGGTATGTACTTACTTGCATTATTAACAAAACTTAATTATTCTGTAGTTGTAGTAAATATTAATCATTTTAAAGGGAAATAAAATGCAAACATTTATAGAAGCAGTTATCGGAGCAGTTATCGTATTTGGCCCAGCATTGATTTGTTGGATTTTAGTAAGGGGATTCTAATGAGCTTATATAACATTATGTCTACAGGCACATCTTTTGATTCTTGGTTAACTACCGATACAGAAGCAGAACATCATGCAAATTTTGAAAATGCAATCAATGCACGTGTAAAAGAATTATGCAATCACAATGCTGACTACGACCATACATTGTTTGAGAACTTTAGCCAAGATGTATTTTCTGCAACTATCGAACAGGCAGAGTCAATTGAAGATTATTTAAAATCAAAAGACTTTGAAAAACTTGGTCGTTTGTTATGGTGTATCTCAGTTGAGAGTCGTGAGAAATTAGCAACAATACAAGCTCAAAACGAATATGAAAACGGAGAATTAAATGATTGAAGATTCTGAATATTGGAAGTCTATGTTTGAAAAAGCCATGACTGAACTAGATAAAACAAATGCCCATCTGAAAGAAATGTCAGAGCAGTTACGTGAACTAGAAATTAAATTATTAGGAGGGCCAACTAAATGATCTATGTAGCCCTTTTTCTATCAACTTTTATCTGTGGGTTTGTTATATATCTTGCCGAACTACCTACCCAAAAGGTGTACGACTGTAAATATGTATCATACCCAAATGCAATAGACATCCCTCAACACATTATTCACGAATGTCAGAAAAGGAAATTAATATGACGCAACACCAAATAATCGTAAAACTAGCCAAGAAACGCTGGATTAGCCCTATAGACGCATTTAAAGAAGGCGGTGGCATGAAACTATCAACTAGAGTTGGAGAGCTGCGTAGAGCTGGCTATACCATTCTAGACAAATGGCATCCATCTAAGTCTTTTAAACTTTATAAATGCGTAGGTGAGCCAAAATGAAACTACATCCTGAATCTGAATATTCAAATGACAATCCACCTTATTTGGACAAAAATTGGAATTATTCTCCAAGCTATGATACTAATATTCTTTATCGCATAGACGAAGTTAAAGAAGAAATGTATTTAGTTGAACTTGCCAAAAAATCAAAGTAATTTTAAGGCGGCTTGTTTGACGTGTTCTATTCTTGCAAGCCAGCCTTTACCAAAAGTAGGAAATGTTCCAAGTGATTTATAAAACATTTCTTTTTGTGCAGAATATTTATCAATCATTGTTTTAACATTCATTTCATTAATTAATTTCATTGTATTAGGGCCAATAATGCCGTCAGGAACACCTCCTAATGACTTTTGAAATAATTTGATACTTTGCCCTACTCCCATGTTTACCGATGCGTCAAAGACCATATAATCAATCCCTGTGGGAAGTTGATTGCAATACGATTTATCCCAATATAAAGCCTTATAAAATGGTGTAATGTCAGCAACAGTTAATTTAGCCATTTCTCCATCAGCGATAGGTCGTTTTAACCATGTTGACCAAGCGTTTTTAGTAACCCCCATCATTGTTTCGCCACCAGGATCTTTAGGGTTATTTACATAATCACCTTCTGACTTTAAAACTAACTTTAATGATTGGTCAAAATTATTGTCCAATTGGTGTACTCCTATGCAACATATCTGTTTGTTTTTCAGAGTGAGCAGAACTTCCAAAATAGAAACTTACAATAGCTGTCCACGCTGTGCCTAAACTACCTAGCATTAAAAGTAAAGCATCTGACTTAGTAACATTATCTGTCATTAAACCAACTAATATTCCGAAAAATCCTATTGTCACTCCAATAGCCAACACAGCAGGTATATAAGATTTAGTAGCAACTTGCATATCACGAGCTGATTTACGGTCATCTGTTGCTAGTTTTTCAAAGTCTAATCCTAGTTCATTAGCCTGTTTTTGCAATTCTATTTCAGCTTGTTTAATAGATGCCAATTGATCAGAAGTTAATTTACCTGACTCAATCGTATTTTGTACGTCTTTTTCATCAATGCCAAGTGCTTTAGATATAGCAGTTACAGCTAATCCAGCTAGTGGGCCACCTAGTGCAGTTGCTATGCCTGGTGCTATTTGTTCTAACCAACTCATTTTTTATTCCAAAGTTCAAACAACGATTTAACTTTTTCTTCTAACACACCAATGCGTACATCCATCTTAGCCAAAGCAACGACTAAGGTTATAAACCCTAAAAATAAAGGCCATCCTTTTTCTAAGATTTCTAAAGTATTCATTTGACGGCAAAATAATGTGAAAGAAATCCAACTAAAGAACTAATCGCAGATACAACGATCATGCCAGCCCACAAACCTCCCTTTGATTTATTGGCGAGGGCTAAAAGAGTTTTGACATCATCACGCAACTCAGAAACTTCACGTTCCATAGTTTCCATCTTTTGCCACATAACTCCTACCTTAACTGGATCAATTTCAGACATATTAATCTTTCGGTAATTCTGTTGGTTCAGCACCTTGTTCAGATGCTTGTTTTTGCACTTCAGCAATTAATCCTGCAACTTCAGCAAATGGTTTACTACCTAAGTATTGCATAATTGCGTTAATTAATTCAGTTGTTAGTGTAATTTTATCCATTATTTAGCCTCTAATGCTTCTATTTTTGCGTTAAGTTCTTGGATTGCGGCAGTTAATGTAGCTACTAAAAATGATGTGTCCACACCTTGATATTTAGGATTGCCATCAATGTCAACTGCGTCTTTTTCGCCTGTAACACAGTCAGGCACAACGGCTTGTAGTTCGTGAGCAATAAATCCCTGACCATCAGAACCATCAATTTTCCAATTATATGTAACAGGCTTAAGTTGTGCAACAGTAGCCAAAGCATTTTGCATCGGCTGTACATTTTCTTTTAAACGATAATCTGAAGATGTGTTATAAGCAGTTGCAGAAGTTGAAGAATAAATACTGCCAACACCAAATGCTCCATTTACATAAAATCCTAATTGAGTACCTGCACCTACACGACCTATTGTAAAAACTTCACCAGAAGATGAATAAACATTATAATTTCCAGCATTGTTAAGTCTTACACCTACTGCTGAATTAGTTACAGGATTTGTATTTGTAGTACCAACTAATAAATTACCACTAGAGTCTATACGAATTGCTTCTGTACTATTTGTACTAAACCCTAAATTATTAGCAGCAGGCAAATACAATCCATTAGTTGCTACTGTTGAGCCTGATGGAATAAAACGAGTAGCTGTAGCTGTTCCTGTAGTTGCAAGGTTTGTGCCGTCAAAAGTTAAACCAGCACTACCAACAACTAAACCACTTGAGTTATAAAGAACTTGAGTA